AAATGTCGTCCAGTTCACGCAGACGCTCTCTCTCATTCGCAATGCCTTTCTCATTGGCTGCATTTATCTTTTCATCAAATTCAGCCTTTGCCTCCGGATTCTCCGTTAAGAACTCTTCCAATGTCATGTTTACGTTACCTCCTTCATTTTGATTTTTTTTATGAGAACCGGTGTCGCCACCGATATCATCCTTTTCAATTTCCGTTTCAGCATTAAGTCTTTCCTTCACTAACAGGGCAAGCAGCTCCTGTGCTTTCTCATCCGAAATAATCGGTGCCGCCGCGTTCATCACAACCATTCCCTTATGCCCTTCCTGATTGATGTCATCCTTTTCATTCGGGTCTCCGTAAAGGTAGCCGTCAACAAAGCCATACTCGATTGCCTTTTCCGGCGACATGTATGTGTCATTGTCCATCATTTCCTGTAATTTCTCGCGGCTCATTCCCGTCTTTCTCACATACACGTTAATAATGCTTTGGTTAAACTCCCGCAGGGCGTCCGCCTCCATCTGCATATCCCGGTAATCACCCTCCGCACTGCACTGGGTGTTGTGAATCATCAGAATGGCTGCGTCTGACGCCAGCGTCTCATCCGCAGCGCATACGATAAATGACGCCGCAGACATGGCATTAATCAGATGAACCGTTACCTTTCCTTCATAGTCCTTCAGAACCTTATACATCTCAAAGCCTTCCGTTGCCAGTCCGCCGTTCGAATTCAGCTCAATCTCCACATCTTCACCACCGGCATCCTCCAGAGACTTTTTCAGAACCTTCGCACACGATGCGTCCCATCCCAGCCAGTCATAAAAATCCCATATTGAAGTGCTGACAATCGGTCCTTTTATCACAATTTTCTTTGCCATCTTTCTTTTCCTCCTATTCCATTTCACGATTTGCCTCACTGAGCAATCGGTTTTCCTCTTCCAACGTTCTCACGTTGTCTTCAAAATCACTTCCATTCAGAGCCGTACACTCATCCTCATGAGTAGAAAAGCCCTCTTTCACCCTCTTAATCGCAGCGTCCACTTCCTTGCCCGGGTCAAGCTGTCCCTGTGCGGGACCATTCCACGTACAGTTCGTATAAGCCTTTCTGACAAGCGGATCATGAAAAAATCCCGGCGCCACAATCCGTCCCTTGCTGACCGCCTCCGCAAACCAAAGTTCATAAATCTCTTGGCAGAAGTCATTGACGAACCACGAGCGCCTCATACGGTACGACTTCCACGTTTCATTCATTGCTCCTTTGGACGCCGAGAAATTTTTTGTAAATTTTTTCAGCAGAATTTCCGGAGCAATCTCCAGAGCCGCCCCAACCTGTACCGCCATGGCATTGACAAACGAATCAAAATTCCCATTTGGGTGGCTGGATTCAACGGCATTCACCTTTTCTCCACTCCGCAGTTCATTCACCGTACCCGTTCCGATTTCGATTTCATCATCCTCGCCCCGGTCGTCCTCATCCACCTCATCTTCACCCTTGAATCCTTCCATGGCATTCCCGGACTCTGTCGTAATGAAAATAACAAACATGGAATTCACCAGTGCCGCCATAATTTCCGCCTCGGTATATCTGGTAATCTGTTTCAGCGTCTCAATCACCGGAGCCAAAAAAGGAACGCCCCGGTACTGGTCGGCACGTTCCCCATTGAAAATATGCAGAATATTAGGATTTCCCGTTTTATCTCCTCTTTTTTTTACCCTTGTCCATTCGTGTTTTTCTCCGGTATCATATTCGCCCGGAAACCACGAACAGATGTGATAAGCCACCACCTTTCCATCCTTCGACAGTTCAATTCCATTCATGATACGGTTCCCGTTTTTCGCTTTCTTGTCGTAACCGTCATAATCACTATCGAGTGAGTTCGGCGTACATACCCGGTCTGCCTCCACCAGTTTCAGACGCAACTGGTACGGCATATACTCGTACTCACTTTTTTCATACTTGATTAAGCAGAATTCCTCACCGTTTTTCAGCCAGTCTCCAAAAGCTATCTGCTGTAATTCATAAAAATTATTCTGGTCATTGTTATCGCACAGAGAGGACTCCGCCCACAGGGCGAATTCTTTTTTTATTTTTCTCTGCAATTCATGTGCCGTTTCCTTCGGGATACCAAGGAACTCATAATCAATCTTCGGCTTTGGCACCAGTCCGGAGCCGACACAATTCGTTCTGGTGGAACCAATGGCTGCTGCCCCAATCGGGGAATTCATGGCGAGGTCCCTTGTTCTCTCCCGGAGAAGTTTTCGGTTTTCCTCAATATCCTTTTTCGGAGAACCGCTGTCCGAATGATATTTTTTCGCCCATGACCGTCTTTTCGAGGCGCCGCTGTGAGAATATCCGCTGTTCTGCACTCCATTCTGTGCAGAAATCATTTTGAGAATCTGTTTCTGCACATCCAACAGCTGCTCTTTTGTCTCAGCCTGCTGTATCCTGCTCCTAGCCTCTGCCCTTTTCGCTCCAAGTTTTGGAGAGACCGCCTCTATCGTTTTATCCAAAACATTCAAATTTCTCACCTCTAATCAATCGGGACGGCTCTTGCCGTCTTTCTTTTTGTGGTACCCCGGCTTTCCAGTGAATCAATCACATTTTCCAGATATTCAATCTGCTGCCTGATTTCAGAAAGGTCCGCCCTTGTCAGTTGTTTGGAACCAAGCGTGTAAGACTGGGCGTTCAACACCATTTCCTCAGCCTCGTAATACATATCAAGCCGTTCCCGATACCGTTTCAATCGTTCACTCACCGATTTCTTTGTCAATATTTCATACCTCCTTGCGAGCGTCTTCTGGTTGTCGTTTTCTTTTTTGCCGCCTTCATGTAGTTAATGCCTCTTTCAATTTTGCCCTCCAGAGAATCCCAGTCCGGTCTTCTCAGCATACAGGCAGCATAGTTGTAATTAAACAAATCCAGCGGCTCATTTCTTACGCCGCTTTTCTTTACCCAAACGGTCTTTAACTTTCCTCTTACATACTTTTCCACCTTTCTCTCAGATGTCAGACCTTTGAAGTACATTTCATCATATCCCCGCCCGGCATTGCTTGGAAAATGACAATATCCCTCTCCCGGCGTTTCAATCGTCAGATGGTTCATGATATCTTCTTTTCCGGAATCCACGCCGAGGATAACGATTGACGTTGAATCCACAACGACATCCTTCCCGGAAGGTGTCTTCTCCTTTATGTCAACCTTTGTGTGTTGTTTGATAAGCGGAATTCCGGGCTGGCTGTTGGAATATCCTTTCACGCCGTAGACCGTCTTTCCCTTTTTTTTCATCTTTTTGAGCCATTTATAAACAGCGTTCGTATGACTTCCGCCGGTATCAATGGCAGTTGCCGCAATGTTTAAGGACGTCCCGTCAGCAAAATAAAACGCAGTGGCAAGATACTCCTCCAGCCTGTCCCATATCTCCTGCCGTTCCAGTTCCCCATAGATTTCCGATTTGTAAATGCCCCACGTTTCATAATTTCTCGCCCATCCTCGGACTTCCACCTCAAAACGGTCATCCTGAACGTCAACTGCTGCCGTAAGCATAATCACACCGTCCGGAATATCCGCCGTATAGTGCTCACATCTTTTCATAATGCTTTCTTCGGTTGCCGCCTCATTTCCATATTCCGTCTCATCCCATACCTCGCCGAGAACCGTATTGATAAAAGTTTTCAATTCATTATAGTCATGAAACCTTTTCCACCTCTCATTTGCCTTCTGAAAAGATTCAATAATATCCGTCCACGCCACCAGCGGGCTACCTAACTCATTCATGTGAAAAGAACGATGGTGTATCCGTTCCGGATGGGCGGCAATCCATTTGTGTTCCGACTCCTTCCAGTACCGTTCTTCGATAACCTCGCCGCAATCAACACATGCCATCCCAACCGGATCAAAAATAACCCTCCGAAACTCATACGGCTGCCATGTTCCGCAGCAGGGGCACTGAACGCACCACTCTTCCATCGTTCCCCTGTTGAATTCGTCTTCAATCTTGCTTTTTCCCGCAACGGTAGGGGTGGAAGACTTGATGTGTTTTTTGTTCCAGTAAGAGGTTGCCCTTTTTTCAGCCAGCCTCACCGGATTTCCCTCGCCATCCACGTCATCCGGAAAGCGGTCAATCTCGTCCATCCAGATTACCCTTGCCGGAATCTCCGCCAGTGAGGCGGATGAATTTGCACCCGCAAGCACCAGATAGCCGCCCGGATAAGCCTTGTAACTGATGGTGTTATCAGAATTTTTCGTTTTCAGCGTAGATATCTTGTTGCTTAAAACAGCTACATCCTGAATCATGGACTTCAACCTTGTTTTTGAAAAACGTTCACTAATGGCAAGCGTGGGAAGGACAATCATCTGGGTTGACGGCTCATGGTCAATATAATAACCAACACCGCAGAGCATTAATGTTGTTTTCCCAACCTGCGAAGAAGTCATGATCGTCACATCCGTCACATCCGGATTTGAGATTGCCTTCATGATTTCCTCCTGATGTGGCATGTTTCTTGTATTAAAATGCCCCTCCTCATTTGCTCCGGCAGAAATCATCATGTTCCGGTTTGCCCACTCGCTGATGGTCAGATTTTCTTTCGGTTTGAGAGCCGAAGTCAGTTTGCACATAAAAGAGAGCGTATGGTACGCCACTTCCACATTTTTCTTACTCCTCATACTCGTCTTCATCCTCCAGTAACTTGGAAACCTGCTCATCCTCAACGCTGATATGTTCATCCGAATAATAATCCGCCGGAGAATACTCGGAAAGCTCCGCCAAGGCTACGATGATTTCATCTTTCAAAATTTCCTGAATCTCATTTCGCCCTTTTCCCAACAGTTTCGGTGCTAACTTGGCAGGCATAGACTGCATTTTGGAACGAAAACGAACCAGCATATCCGTAACCACCCGTTCCACATCCTGTGATTTGTGGACCTGACCTCTTATCAGTTGGAGCTTTATGTCCGTTATCATTGTCTTCAAATGTTCGTGAATAGCTTTTTCCGTATTCAAGTCCAGCGTCTGGCCGCCCGTTATGTCATCCTTCAGATTGTCACCGACTTTGGCAAGCTTAATCGTGGTTATATAGTTCTTGACGGAATTCAGCAGCTTGTATTTTCCATGAGCACTCCTCTTGACAATTCCCTCATCCGCAAGTTTGCGGACCATCCGGTCACCGATACCGCAGATTTCCTGAATGACTTTCGAAGACACCGTCAAATCCTGAATATCCTCAATTTCCTTTTTTTCCGCCATCCCGCATCACCTCCATCTCGGAACTGGCACCTTGAAATTTTGCGTAAAAAAAACCCGCCATCGTTCGGCCATCACAGGACCCGCAATCCGGATTTAGCGTTTAAAGAACCTACGGCGGCGATTTTTCGTTTCTTCTCTACTTCATGTGTAAGCAAACCATATCAAATCACTTGACATATCTACAATTCTGTCAAATTTGATTTTTCCCGGTTTCTTCCTAATGTTGTTTCTTGAATCAAATCAACTCCTACTTTACAGTCTGTTTTTGTGACAAATAGCACAAAAAATCATATTTCCATTGCCAAAGCCAAGACACTCTGACATGGACTCCTGCTGTCACTCCAGCCAGTTGATTTTATTATAAATATTCGATATTGTGTCCTGTGTTATGCCAATGTATCGGAGCGTCACCTCTTCTCTGTCATGATTGTATATTTCCATCAGGCTGGCAATGTCATGCGTCTTCTGGTAATAATGGTAACCGAATGTCTTTCTCATGGTATGCGTTCCAATCCCCTGCTCAATGCCAAAGTTTCTTGCCGCATCCGAA